TTGATTGATAGTATGTATGTCACCATTGACTACTGTGTTGGCATAGGAGCCATCATCATAAGCAGCCATGTAATGAGCAAGACACCTCAACTCAAGACCACTGGCATCAGCACCAAGAAGACTGTATCCCTCAGGAGCATAGAAGAGTGACCTACATTCTTTACCATAGGGTGCACCAACACTAGGTACTTGTGCAACGTTGGGGTTGGAATGAGTACAACGAGAAGTAACAGCACCCATGTGATTAACACGTCCATGCATCCTTCCATTCTTCTCCATCTTCAGCCAAGCCTGATTACCTGTAGCTAGTTGACCAAGCCTTTTGTTAAGGAGTAAGTACTCATTAAGCATCTTAGCCTCAGGCATATCAATGCTTGCTAGTGTAGACTCATCAACTCTAGGCTCACCATTATCAGTAAAGGTCTTAGGTTCCCAACCTCTCTTCATCAGTCTGTCTGCTATCTGCATACGAGAAGCAGGATTGAATGGGATTACTTTAGTCTTTGTCTTCAGCTCTACAATAGTAGGCTCAAAGTTATTGACTAGTTCCTCTTCAAGTTCTGATTTACGAGAGACTAACTTGTACCATAGTTCTTTAGCTGACTCTACATCAAAAGGAAAACCATATTCCTGTTGTTCTAATAGTAAAGTATGTATCTCAGTTTCTAAGTCTAATGCTTTCTGACTAAAATTTTTTCCAAGAATTTTGGAATAGAGTTTAGCTGTAACATTCGTGTCTTGTATACAGTACTGTAACATCTCTTGGGAGTACTCTGCAAAACTCTCACTACCCACATTGAAGTCACCTTTTAGTTCTCCTAGTCTATATCCCCAAGCTTTAAGACTGTGACTGCCCATAAGTTTTAGAGGAAAGTTATTCTTCTTAGATAAAGCAACGTCTAGTTCTCTTACGTCACACCATATAGTTCTTGAACATACCAATGTATCTACTACTTTGCCTGTGTACTCAAAGTCATACAACTTCTTGAGCACTCTCAAGTCATAGTCAATAATGTTATGACCAATGAGTGAGTCTGCTTTGGACAAGAACACAAGCCCTTCCTTTATCTGGTCTGGTTCAAAGGTGTGTACCTTTTCTGTATCCTTCTCTCTGCATACTATGCACCATACAGTAGTGACATCATCAAGTAAGTTGTCAGCTTCTATATCAAATATTAAATCCATGTTTTCTCCTTGTGTCTCTGCACTAATTAAAACTCTACTTCTTCCTCAGGAAAATTTACCTCACTCATTCTTCCTGTCTCTGTGTTGTATTCTAATGAACAACTCAAGCCTGTCTCACCAGACCATCTGTTCTTCAGTACTCTGACCTGACTTACGTTAGGTCTATCTTTATCTTGTTGGTTACGTTCAAGTCCTATCACCATGTCAGATAACTGACCTATTGCAGCACTACCTCTGAGCTGTGCCATAGAAGTCTGTGCTCCATCCTCATGTCCCTTGTCACCTGATGGACGTTTAAGATGTGACACTAGTACCAAACCACAGTTCAGTTCTTCTACTAGTGAACGTAACTTAGTCATTGTATTGTCAATGATACGTCTTTCATCTCCTCCTTCTAGACCACTAACAACAATACTAATATGATCAAGTATGACATAATCAACTTGACACCCTCTGACGAGATATCTGATTTTGGATAGTAGATTCTCAGAGTCAGTAGAACCCCAATGATCATACATATAAACCCTGCCAGAACCCACTGTGTTATTGAAAGCATGTCTTAACTCCTCTTCAGGTACATCATGTGTTTGTAGATGTAGTGGTTTGTTTAACTCAATGGACATCAAACCAAGTGAGGTACGTTTAACATTCTCTTCCAATGCTATGTACCCTATGGTCTGTCCTTGCTTGATGAAGGAGTAAGCAAACTCTCTAGCTAGTTGTGACTTACCTATGCCACTACCTGCAGTGAGTGTTACAATCTCACCCTTACGACAGCCACCTGTCTTCTCTTGTATACCTGCATAAGGATAAGAGACAGAGTGTTTGTCATCTTGAGCAGTGACCAGTTCCCATACATCAGTACCTGCTATGATACCATCAGGTCTGTAAGTCTTTGCTGCCCATACTGCATCAATAAGTTCAGCTTGTCTTCCTGCCTGTAACATATCACTAGCATCTTTGAGTGGAAGCTTGGCTATCTTAGCTTTACTAGGTGGTAGTATACTTGCTACTTCCTTAGCTGCTTTCTGCCCATGCTCATCATTGTCAAACATAATAATGATAGAGTCGTAGTTGCACAGCCACTCAAGAGATTTAGACACAGCTTTCTTAGCAGAGTCTGCACCTGATGGAACACTGACAACTGACCACTTGTTGTCAAATACTTGACTAAGTGACAAGGCATCTAGCTCACCTTCAACAATGGTAATCATCTTACCACCATCACGACAGAGGTGTTCACCATACAGCCCAACCTTCTTCATGTCACCTAAGGCAAGGAAGTCCTTGTTAGGAAACCTTACCTTCTGTGCTTGGAGTGTGCCTTCTCTGTCGTAGTAGTTAGCTACTTGTACCTTAGTACCTTTGTAATTAGACACACCATACTGCCAATGCCTAGCTGTCTTCTCACTTATCTTACGTTTGCTTAGAGCCTTTACCTCAACAGGTAGGAAGGCTGTATTACTTTTCTGTGTAGTCACTGCTATCACTCCTTCATCATTTGGATAAGTCATTACCTGACAGGAGAAGCAGTAGTGTTTGCCTGTACTATACAAAGCATTGGCATCACTACTGCCACAATGAGGACACTCTTCGTGCCTAATGAACTCTCCGTTGTCAGTCATTACCTAAGGACTCTATAAGATATCTAGACATGTAACCTAAACCTTCAGCAATCTTCTTGAGTGTGGCATTGTCATACTTCTCAGAGTCACCAACCATATCAATAGCCATGTCCTCATATGTACTTTGGTGTTGTATTTCTTCATCACCTATAATGACAGACATGCTTAGACCTTGCTTAGTAAACTCTGCCTGTAAGTCTACGTCTGTTTCTATCATGTCTTTAACATCTATCACACTCATTTCAACCACTCCTTTGGTATAGTTTCTTCTGCCCATTTAAAACCATTACGTTCAGCCCATTCTTGACAGGTCATCTTTGAACCATCCTTTCTTTTCTTAGCTCCTTGTATAGTGGAGCTTGCCTTTTGGAATACAAATCTTATATCCAACTTGGGGTACTGTGCCTTGATAGCCTTCATCTTACGTTGACTATCTTGTCTGAAGTATCCTTTAAGCTCCACTATCATCTTGCCTATCTTTAAGTCAGGGACGTAGTGACGTTCCACAAAGTATGCCAACTTCTCTGGCTCATACACATGTGGAATGCCACGTTCTACTAGGTCTGAGATGACCCTTTCCTCAAAAGTCCCCTTCGTCATCAGCCTTACCCCCAGTATCCACATCATCAAAGACTGCAGAGTTATCTTTCTCTATAGCCTTAGCTACAAATCCTTCTTCTTCTTGGAAGATAGAATCAGTAGAGGATGTACCATGCTCAACCAAGTCAATGACTTGCATAGCTTTTAATCTGAGGGACACACCCACCTGTTTAGTGGACTGCATCACATAGGTTACAGGTTCAACAGCTACCTTTACCAGTGAACCATTACCTACTAACTGATCACCTGACATTGGGTTACGTTTGGCATCTACCACATTAACTTTTTGTGAGTAGACTTGACCATTCTTACCTCTTATCTTAGCTTTCAGTTTAGTTTTGAATACAACATTACCTGTCTCATTGCCATCTTGGTCATAGTCTGGCTCAGTAACAGGACGTTTGGACAGGGTAGCCTTTAACTGTGGCTTCTCCTTGACAACCTTGTTGTACTCATCATCAATGAGTGACTCTAGTTGTTCACAAACTTCTGCTGCTTCTGCTTCAGGTACAATTACTGAAGTAGAATATTCTCCATCATCAACGAACCTTGTATCAGGTTCAAAGACTTTTGCCCATAGGGACTTTCCTTTTATTACTAGCATATAAAACTCCTTATTGCTATTTGTTTTGCCAACTGGCTAGGTTGTAACTTTAGAAATCAGGCAAAGAAATAGTCTGATTTCAACACGTTACGGATATCTAGGTTACCTTTACTTGGTGGTAGAGGAACATCCTCAGTACCTAGAGTCTTGATTGCATGAGTCCTGAGTTCATCAAGAACATCATGCTCTTCATACATACTAACAAACTGTTCACGTAGTATCTCAGATAACTGTGGCATCATGCTACTATGTGTACCATAGCTGTCATGTACCATAGCAAAGTCTACAATACCTACCTTAGTAGCTTCGTTAATAGTACGTGTCATAGCAGAGGCATCTAAACTATGGATGAAGTTAGGACTACTACCCAACCCTGTCCTCTGCTTATTAACTTTGTCTTCCTTATCTTTAGGAAAGGATAGAG